CAGCCGGGTTACAACAAAGAGTTTGATAAAACTGTTGAAGGCGCTGCGCAAGTTTTGAATTCCAGGGCAGCTATGGGTTCGGATCTGCCCTCTCGTTCTGCAATGGCTAAGCAGTTGCGGGAGCAGGGTTCAATCATTGTTAAAGATGATTGTGTAGTCGAGCGGGTAAGCGTCTTTGACATGCTCGTTGATTCTACGGCTACGTCTATGAAGAACTTGCAGTGGATTGCGCAGCGTGTGCCGGTGCGTAGCGATGTGGCCCAGAACAACAAGAATTGGGCACCTCGGATTCGCAAGCAGTTGCGTGCTGGGCAGAAGTCTATCGCCGAGGATCCTGAAGATGAGGGCTTTAACGCTCGGTACAACTCGCCTAACTCTTCTATAAGCCAGGGGCGTCCTGGCGGAGAGAAGATTGAATGGGTGATTGTGTGGGAGTTTTACGATCTGCAAGAAGGGACTATGTGTGTCTTTGATGATAACATGGCTGACGATTTTCTTGTAGAGCCTCAGCCGATGCCGTTCAAGTTTGGCCACCCGTTTATCCATATTGGTAATTATTCTGTGCCTGACAAGTTCTGGCACATTGGCGATCTTGAACGCATTGAAACTCTCCAGATGGAGATTAACAAAACACATTCGGCTCTGGTGAACGACCGTAAAGGTTTTCAGCGCAAATGGATGGTTCGTGAAGATTACTTGACTGACGCTGGCCCTAACTCGCTATCGGAAGTGTTGCGTTCTGAAGACGACAACTTGATCGCTTCGATCCCTATTAAGGGGCAGGGGGTCAGGATGGAAGACATTATTTCCAGAGTTCCTTCACCAGCGTTGGATCCGGCGTTGTACAGTGTGGGGTCTAAGCTGCAAAATCTCATGAATGAGGTGAGTGGCATTTCGGATTTCCAGCGTGGCAATTCTGGCGGCGGTAATACGGCTACTGAAGCAGCGATCATTAATGATGGCACTCTTGCTCGCATGAAAGAGAAGCAGGGCAAGCTTGAGCATCTGATGCGCGATGTGGCCCGCCGTCTTGTGCAACTTAAAATGCAGTACATGAAGTCTGAAAAGATGTTGCGCATTTCTTTGGGTGCCAACCCGCAGTCTGCCGAAAAGCTGCGTAATGCTGGTGTGGATTTGAAGGGAGCCAACTCGCAAGATCCGACTGAACTGTTTACGTCTTACACCGCCAAAGATATTCAAGGTGAGTACGACGTTATTGTGGAAGCAGGATCTTCTACGGCGTTTAATGAATCGCAGCGTCGCCGATCTATTCAAGAGATGCTGGCGACTGTCGGCCCGTTTTTGCAGATGGGCAAAATAGATGTTGACGCATTGTTGACTTATGTGTTGCGGTTTGGGTTTGGCATACCGAATGCTTCCGAGTTTATGGTCGGGACGGCCCCTGAGCCTGCGGGTCCGCAGGGCGGAATGGTAGAGCCTGGAGCGGGGCCTGGTGGGGGTTTGCCGCCTGATTTAATGGCCATGATGCAAGGCCAGGGTGGCCCTGCTGGGGTGCCGTCTGTGGCTGGCGGAGTGTTGCAGCCTTCTGGTGGGGTACCTCAGTCTGCGGCTCAACCACCACCTTATTAAGTCGCGAGTTGTGGTGCATGCTCTTTTAGTGTCATAATAGGGATTGTCCGTACAATCGGACATTCGAACTATTAGAGGATGTGACCCCTGTGAATTCAGGACTAGTCAATGCAGCCGAAGACTCGAACCCTTCCAAGCAAATAGATATGACCCAGATGGTCCCTGTCACCATTAAAGGTGTAACTACCGAAATGACTTTGCAAGAAGTTGTTAACGGCTACGCCTCAAGACAAATGGTGACAGAAGCCACAACGCGAGCAGCGGAGTTGCAGAAACAGGTCGAAGCTTTTGACCGTTTCAAACATCAGCTTCAGACAGATCCTAATCGGATTGTTACGGGGCTTGCTGAACGTTTTCAGGTTAATATATCTCCTACCAGGGCCAGCGATGATTACCCTGATGACGACCCAGAGGTGGACTCTGAGTTGGTGGAAGTCAAGAAACAAGTGGCAGAGACAACAAGGCAAATGGCTTTGTTGCAAAACCAGTTGGCAACCAAAGCACATGAATCTGAGATTGAAACAAAACTTTCGGGCCTGCAACAGGCTCACGGCGATGCTTTCGACAAGGACAAGGTACTTAATTACGCGTTGGTTAATGATATTAACGATGTGGAAACAGCGTTTAAGGCATGGCGTTTCGATGAAGGACTTTCAACCCCTTCTCCCGACGGCACGCTTGACAGTGCTGTCCAGGCATTGGGGCAGATTGCCCCTGGTGCACCTACCGCTACACCGGCCCCGGCTAAAGCCGCTTACGAAGCTCCTAAGGACATTCGTGAGTCGCTGCGCCGAGCGTATGCTGCAGCGGATATGGACATGGATGAGATACTTAGTTCCGTATGATCCTGTGCAACATTTTTAGGAGAAAACAATGGCAGTAGGTAACGCAGATTTTGGAGAGATCGCTTCAACGACTCTCAACGAGCATGCTTCAATGCTCGCTAATAACATTTTTGAGAATCAGCCGTACATGTTCTGGATCAACCAGGCTGGCCGGGTTAAGGATTTTGCTGGTGGTGCTACCATCGTCGAGCCTTTGATCCACGCAGTAAATGGCACGTTCTCGTCTTATTCGGGTTATGACACTCTGACCGTAACGCCTCAAGAAGGCATTTCGTCGGCAGTGTTTACGCCTCAGCAAGCATATGTCAGTGTTGCTATTGACGGTTTCAGTCAAATGGTTAACGCCGGGCCGGAAGCAGTCATTGACTTGCTTGAAGCCAAGATGATGCAGGCTACCGAAACGGTCACTCAGGAAATGAACACCATGTTGGTGACTTCTGATGGCACAGGTAACAGTGGCAAGGACTGGTTGGGTCTTACGGCTTTGATCGGTGACCACGTCACTGGTAACGCTAACGTCGGCGGCATTGTCGTGGCCGATAACACTTGGTGGCGTTCACAGGTTGATGATGTCGGCGCTGGCGCTCTGGTTCTGTCTGACATGAACACTATGGTGAATAACTGTAGTAATGGTGTAGACCGACCTGACCTCATTTTGACTTCGCAGAAGCAGTTTGAAGCGTTCGAGGCGCTGTTGGCTCCTCAGCAAATGTTCCGTGATCAGTCGATTGCAAACGCCGGTTTCCGCAACCTGCTTTACAAAGACATCCCGGTCATTTATGATACGAATGTTGCCGACGATGACATGTACTTCTTGAACTCGAAGTATCTCAAGCTGCGCCCTAACCGTCGCACTTGGTTCACGACAACTCCATTCGTGCGTCCCCACAATCAGGACGCAATTTATGCCCAGATTCTCATGGGCGGTCAGCAGACCGTAAATAACCGTGCGCGTCAGGGCTATATGCACAACATCGGTTAAGGGGATAATTCATGGCATTAACTTTGAAAGCCACTGATGCAAGTGGTAATCCTGGCACGGTTGTCGGCCGGGCTATGGACCGTATTGGGATTGGCGGTCGCCCTATCAAGGGCGTCGGCAAACTTCATTACGCTTCGTACCTGATCGACCTCGAAAACACTGCGTATGTGACTGGCGGTGTGCCCATTCCTGTGGGTACGTGCGGGTTCACACGCATCTTTGACATGTTGGTGCTCGCAGGTAAAGACCCTTACGGGGCTGCGGATGTGCCACACGTAACTACCGGTTTGACGTTTACTTTGGACAGCACGGACCCTACCGTTCCGCTGCTGGTCATTAAAGACGACGCTGGTGAAGTAGCGGCCGCTTCAACTCAAGCTGCAGGTTCTGCAGTTTGGGTTGTGTTTGGTGGTTTGCGATGATACAGGGGGACCCAGCCCATGCGTGGTACGGTCCCCCTGGTTCTGAACCTGTTAGTGGGCCGGGGTCTAATCAGATCTCGGCCTACGACGGGCCAGGCCAGGGCGTTGTTCAAGTGTTTGAACCGCGTGAAGAGGCTGCAGTCGGATGCCAGGGCAAATTGTCTGACAATACTCGATGCCGTAAAGGCAAGAAACCTTTGTGTAAAGAGCACCTCCACCTGAAATAAGGATTATAAATGTCAGTACTTGAACCGGGTGGGGCAACGACTTACGACAGGGTCCGCGATTGGGCTTTGGATGTAGGAGGCTGGGGGACGACGTGTCCTGTGCCTGCTGAAATAATGGATGCACTGCTGCTTGATTGCTTGCAGACAATCCACACGCAAATCTGGGACCACGACAAATATAAAGCCAAGTGGTCATTCACTATTGCTGCTAACGATTACTTTGTGGACGCCGGTGGTGGCACTCCGAGTATTACTACCAGCATTTTCTCTCCCATGTTTGCTGTGTTGAATAAGATTCAACGGCGGAGAGATCATAAAGAACTGTTCCAAGCAGAGTCGTATCCTAAGATCCCGATGGCGGGTTTAGATGATCCGGTAAAATCGGAAGCTGAGCCTGCGCGTTTGGAATGGTTTACTTGGGGCGACGAGTTCGTTGTCTCCCCTCCTTCTACTGGCGCTGAAACGTACGACGCTTTCGGTTACCGCATTTTAAACCGTTCTATCTGGACGTATTCTGCGCCTACAACTACTTGGCAAATCGTGGATTTGCCTGATGCATACATTGAGACGTATCAGAAATGCGTGCTGGGCTTTTTGCTGACTGCAACTAATGACCATGTTGGTGCAGAGAAATGGTTGCGTGCAGCTTCGGACGAGCTGGGGTCTTTGCAGTCTTTGAACAGCGGTAATGTGATGAACCGTTTGCCGCTGGAAGAGGATGAGCCTTTGCGAATGGGCGGCACTCCTTACAAGAAGTATGGGGTTGGAGTGCCTTATTACCTTCCTGAGATTGTGACTCTGTAGTGGCGTTTAGAAACATGCTTGCTGCCCGTGCGCAAGCAAACGCTACCGAAGCAGTTGTGCAGGTCGATTTTACTGGAGGTTTGCGAATCGGGGCTGATGGCATGGAGTTGCAGCCGAACGAGGTGAGGGATTGCATGAACGTTGACTTCCCTGCCACTGGCGGGGTTGAGCGACGCAAGGCCGTGTGGCCTTTGGCTGCTACTAGCGAACGCATTTCAACTACGACTGACATTGTGGAATACCGGACACCTACTGGGGTGTATTTGTATTGGAGCACGGAGGGGGCGAACGAGAAACAGTTGTTTGTTGACGGCTCCGACACGCTTGCTACGTCTGCGTTTGTGCCGCCTGGTACTGGCAAGTCGTTTACGGGCACCCAGGTTGGGGACAAGCTTTACGCTCGTACGGCCAATGGCCCTAATGGGGGCTGGTCTTTGTGGGACGGTACTGCAGCGGTTGATGTGCGGAACAAGTTTCGTGAAGACGACTACGAGGGGACAGGTCTTCCTAACTTTTCTGAGTTTCATTTGACAGGCACGCCTCGGGGTAAGAGGTGTTTGAGTTGGAACAGCCGCCTGTGGGTGTGGGGTAGCGAGGTGGAGTTAGAGGATGGCGCTTACGTGTACGATGCGGCCTTGGGAAAGGCCGTGTGGACTCCTGACGCTGGCCCTACCTCTTCGTTCTACGAGGACACGTCCACGCTGTATTTCTCGTTTGCTTATGGGCAGCGGGAAGACGAAGGGCCTCAAGACTTTTACGCTAATTGGGCGTTGAGGTTTGAGCCTGACGGCATGGGCGAGATTGTATCTTTAGCTTCTTTGGGCGAACGCCTGTTTGTGTTCGGTGATAATCGAATCCATGTGGTTAGCCCTAACTTTGCTGAGCCTGTGGAATTGTTTTATCAGGTGCAGGAGTATCGTTCGGATATAGGTTTGGCTAACAAGCACGCTATTGCTGCTTCAGGGAACAGTGTGTGGTTCTTTGATCAGGAGAAAGGGTTGATGGAAATCAATTCTGAGGGGGCGCTGGTCGGTCACATGGAAAAGATTGACGGCTTGATGCCGTTGCTGCTGCGTGATAAGTCTTCTGTGTGTTTGGGTTTGTATGACGACCGAGTGTGGGTGAGTGTCCCTGAGATCCTGCCTGGCGGGAGCGCTACGCCTGATGGCAACACTCGCACGTACGTTTATGACATTAAGACTCAGGCGTGGACCCGTTACAATTTTGGGGTTGACAGGTTTTTCTTCTACCGTGCTTATTTAGAAAACGGGGAAGACCGGTTGTTTGCTTGGCTGCATCAACACGCCGACAATCCTGACGTAGAAAACTCTATTGTCCAGTTGGATTATGATCCGGTGGATTTTGCTAACGACTATTATTTGCCTTCGACTGTCGCCGGAAGCGGCATGGTGCCGATTGAGTCTTATGTGGCCACGTCTTGGATTGATGCGGGGAGTCCCGAGCAGACGAAGGATTGGGTTGGAGCGGAAATGTTTTTTCGCACGCTGCCTGATGTGACTTGTTCTATTACTGCGGCGAGTGATTGGGATCCGGCTTCTCCTGCGTTGAGTGTGGTTAAGGATGTGGGAAACGGGGGGACTTGGGATGACGGAGGGTTTTTGCCTACGTCGTTTACGGGCAATTACCCGAACTTTACTGCGGTGCCTAATGCTGTGGCTGGGGCGTGGAAAGAGAACTCGGTGTTGTTTCCGACGCTGGTTGCTCGTGAGGGGCGGGATGGGGAGTATGACCCTGTTGTGCCTGTGAGTGCTGAGCGGTTGGCTCAGCCTGTGCGGGTGAACAGGTTTTGTGCGTCTCGTTGTGTGAGTGTGAGGGTTGAGCCTGTTGAGGCTGGGAAGTGGAACTTGGATCGTTTGTCTTTGTTCTTTGAACGATGGCTGATTAGGACTTGATATGAGTGACGATGTTTATTTTTCAGTAAACGGCCAGACAGTTATTGCTACAGATTTGGAGGACGGGGGAGAATTTATAAATACAATTTTAGAATACGACCAAATAAATCCTGATATAAAAATAAATTTAATTAACAACGCGCAGCCTTTTGAAACTGGTTCAGTTCCAGGTTTTGGTTTTGATTTTGATTTTTTAAAACCGTCTGATTTTACAGAAGAAAGTGCAATTACCAGAATTGACAATATTGCTAGATCTAAAAAAAGTTCGGCTTTGTCGCTACAACAAATTTTGGACTCTACGGCTGCCGCTGAACGGACTGCTGCCGATAACAGACGATTTAATAACGCTATCTCTGCTTTTGATCGAGAGGTGCTGCTGCAGAATCGCAAGTTTGAGGATGAAGCCCGCAGGCTGTCAGACATTGCTGCGCAAACACAATCACAATACGACATCCAAGCGGCCCAGCGGGCTGTAGCTACCGCTGAAAGGAACCAGGCGGAACAGGCTGCGAACTTTGGATTGCAGATGGAAGCGTTTGGGAACACTCAAGGTGATTTCTTTCGTGATACTTCCACGGGGGCTGACCCTTCACGGGCTATGCGTTCGGCTTTTGTCGGTAACCAGTCTCCGTTGGCGCAGTATGCGAAGCGGGTGCAGGATCTTGCTACGGCTTCGGATCAGCAGAAACTTACTAACCAGCAAAAATTTATTGCGCAACAAAACGCGCAGGCTCAGTCTGCTATACAGGATCGAAGAGACGAGGCTATAGCGTTAGAACTAAAACGCCAAAGAGACGAGGAACTGCGGATGCTGGCGGCTTCCGTTGTCGGCCAATCTACGGGAGCTAGTCGTGCGACGTTTGACCAGAGGAACAAAGCTGTCCAAATAAAGCTTGATGGCGGGGATTGGGAAGGATACATGGCAAGCTTAAACTTAAACACCGTGTCGACAGACATCGTGGCGGGTAGTTCTGCTGTCGATACTGCTTCGGATAATGCTGCTGGAGCTGGTGTATGAGCGAAAAACTTCCTCCTCGTGTAAAGCAGACAGAAGTCGATCACCGGCTGGCTGTCGAATCTGGTAGCGCTGGCTGGGACCAGCCGGGCGGCAAACCGTACAAACAATCCCCTACCCCGAAAACGCGCAAACCTAAACTGCCTGCGGGCGACGGCATGGATCCCATGTTCCTGCCTGCACCGCAGTACAAGAAACCTGCTCGGGTTCGGCCTGAGAAAGCTAAAAAGAAACAGAAGGCCAAGCTGCCCAAGCAGCCGCCTAACGTAGACCAAGTGTTGATGGACCTTATTGATTTGCCTGTAGTAGGTGATGACGTGTGGGACATCCTGTTGGTTGAACCGTTAACTGTTGGTGCCCGTGCAAAGTCTACCAAAGCTGCCAGGCCAGCAGCCAGGAAAGCTCCTGCGTCTAGCAGGAAGGCTGCACCTAGGCAGGGGTTTGCTGCTTTGGCTGAAGACTTGGCGGTAGCGGAAACTTTAGAAGATGTGACGTTGGATAAACCTCCACCGTTTAGGGGTGTGTGATGGCTGAATTGTATGAATCGTTAGCTGCTCCTAGCGTGGACGCTATGGTCCGCTCAGGCAGTCTTGTTGAGGCTCCTGCGAGTGACCTGTCTAAGGTGGCTTCTCGGGCACAGTTGCGCCAGCAGCGCATTATTGACAGGGACCTATCTCCTGATCTGAATCAGGACATGCGTGTTGGTGCGTCAAAGAGGGATAGCGATAAGTCGGGGTTGGGGGACGTGAGCGGCCAGCCTCAGGGCGTTAAAGGTATAACAAACTCTGTACCTAAAGCCGCTGTGGAAGGCAGTATGGGTCAGGCCGACTTTGTGCTTGACGATATAGCTCCTTCTTCCGTGTCGACAAGGGTTGAGGCGCGTCCTTTGGACACGGATTACACGTCCTTGTCTCCGACTCAGCGCGGCGCTGCTTTGCGCGACACAGGCATGGACGCTGTAGATTTTGCTGTAAGCGAAACGGATGGCAGCATGCGCAAGTCTCGTTCTGGGGCTGCGGTGTTGGCGTTCCAGTTGCCGTCTGTGGCTGAGCCTTTGTTCTTGGCTGAAGACGGCGCTCCAGCTCACGCCGCTTTAATCAAGGCTATTAAGAAGTCTGGGGTACGAGCGATTCCGACTAATGGGTCTGGCGAGTATGAGGTTTCTTACACTGTCCATCCTGAGGACCGTGCAAGGTTTGCTCGGATGGTAGATTATTTGGAAGCTGGCCGGATGGAAGAGCTTTCTGATGGCAAGTTTGCCGTGGAGTTCACTGAGTCTAATGCGGTGAATCGCGAGTTTATGCGGGCACCGTTTGGTAGCCGGAAGAAGAAGGTTTAGTTGTGGTCAGGTTTCAGGTCTTAGACGAAAACGGCAATGAAACAGGTGAGCAGAATTTGCCTGCCGGGGTGCGGATGCTGATGAATCGGCAGCGCGCTAAAGAGGGAAGCGATGTTAGTCCGCGCGATGTGGCTTTAAATCAGAATTCGCTGCTAAACCGAAAGCCGCTGGCTAGGAATTCGTTTTTTCAGCCTAGTCAAATATTGGATCCGACGCCGCCTGTTCAGGTGCCTCAGCGGGCTGACGGGCTTCCAGACGTAGGGTTCGACGCTGGCCTGGCCTTTGGCTCTTTGGTCAATCGTAATGCGCCAGGGATAATGCGTCAACGTCTTCAAATGGAAGGCCCGCAACGGGAGGCGGAAGGGGAGCGTTTAAAAAATATTGGATCTTTATTTGACGAAAACGCTGGGACTTATAGCGATATGTCCCCTATGGAAAGCGTCATTGAGTCCAGGCTTTTAAGAGAGGCCGAAGAGTCTAGAGATATAAACTGGTTTGGAGAAACCGAAGAATATGAAATGCCTAAACGCATTTCAATGTCTAGACAGCAAAGAGAGTTTGCAGACGAACTTGACAATTTGGCTCCGGCTTTTGAGGAAATACAAGATATTTACGAATGGCTGGAAACGGAAGTTGGCTTTAATGATGATAATCAGTTAAACAGGCCCGGGGCCTGGATGGACTCTCAAATTGATTATCAACGCAAATTGGTAGACGCTGGCATCAATCCACCTGAAAGCCTTACCGAAATGTTGGTTGCCAGAAACGTTGCGGAAGTAGAAGCTCAAGAGAAATTGGATAGGCTTAACAACGGTTTACAGGGCGTAGTAAAACAATTTGGTTCGTTCGAGTCAATGGCGCAAGAAGTTACCGGAAATCCTAACCTTAACCTTTTTGATCTGGATATTAAAGATCTTTACCAAATTGGTTTAGAAACAATTGCGGCTGCAGAGGAAGACCGCCAAGAGGAAACAAGTGAAATCGAGATGGCCGTTGAAGCTCAAAGTAATAAAGAGTCTAGAATCCGTCAAGGGCTTTACCTGCCACAAATTAAAACACCGGATGGGCTAAGTGAGTCCTTTGTCAATTTTTCAAATCGTGGGTTGCTGGCTGAAACGGGCGGCGAGTTTGTAATTAATTTTGACGCTGTAAATACGAGAGAAGACGCCATACAATCATTTGTCATAAATGCGAATCTAGATCCTTCTGGCATGTTTGGACCGTTTAACACTGATTTGCGTGACGATGATGGCACGTTATTGGGATACCCGTCTGACAGCCCAACCTTTATAAAAGATCTTGGAGACACCCCCAATTTTTATGCAAAATTTGCTGAACATCTTGCAGCCATTTCTGATGAAACAGAGTTTGGTTTGGATTTCTTCAACACTCTGCCTCAAAACGAACAAATTTCAATTGCCAAGGAAGTCTATTCTGCAATAGTTGCTTCGGTTGACCCAAAGCTTGGATTTAACCAAAACGAAAACTTGAGGATTATTCGCAGGCAGCTTGGCTTGTCGGGCATCGACGATTCGATAGAGCGAGAACTTGCAGAAAACTTGGCTGCTCAGCAACTCAGTCTTCTTCAGACCGATGGAGAAGGTTGATGGGAGAGACTAGGCAACAAAGAGCTGCAAGAATTGCTAATTCTTTTGGAAGCTCGGGGCCAGCCCCCAGTAGCAGGGGAGGGGGTGGCGGCGGCGGAGAGATGAACCCAATGGCTCAACCTATTTTGGATGAGCTTTACAAGCTTAGGCGAGACCCAGCCTACAGGAACGATTTAGACAAAGTAAACGAAGCCATTGATCAAATCACTTCGGGCAGCACCGGGGAAAACATTTTAGGAACAGGTAGCAGTTTGTTGAAAACTGTTATCCCAGGTTTTCAAGCGTTGGATCTGCTGGGAAGCGCAGTCCGTTCTGGGGCGAACCAAGCCCCTGCGGCGGCCCGAAGCCTGCTAGGACCGGATCTTAGCCGGCGTGTAGCTCCAGCTTTAAAATCGGTTGGCCTGCCTGGAACTATGCTGGGGTCAGGTCTACAGCAAGAAGAGTTCACGAAACAAGACGAGTTCGGGTTGTCAGGTTTTAGGGCGGGGCTTTCCTTCGGAGAAGACCCGGTCTACGGCAAAGACCTGTGGTTTGAGAAAAAAGAAAAAGAAGCAGGCGAATCTTCTGAATCTTTAAACTTTTTAAAAATTTTAGAAAATACACCTTTAGATGTTTTGGCAAGGGTCCCCGATTGGGGATGGGCAGAAATAGCGAGCGGAGGGCAGGACAACCTTTTAGGCTTGGGTACCGAAATCGCTCTTGATCCTTTGACTTACGTAGGGGGGCCAGGCGTCGCTGCTGCAGGCAGGAGATTACCTGCTGCGGGTACAAGGGGGGCGGCTGCTGCTCGCAGGGTTAAAGCTGCTGACCGCAGGCTGGGCCGTGAGGGTGTAGCTATGCGAATATTTAGTAACGCTGAACAAGCTGGCATTCAACTTAGCGACACAACTAAAGATCTTGTCCTTTCTTCAGCGAACCAAGGGGCCAGTCCTTTGGGCGGCATCCTGGCAAATCTCGATAAACTTGGTTGGGATGCCAACACGCTTGACGCCCTGGGGATCCAACGCAAACTGACATTTGCAGGCATGGAAATCGCAGGGACAGGAAGAGCGGCTCAGGCGTTAGGCAAAACCCGTACTGGCAAGACTTCTCTTGCAATCAAATCGTTCTTTACCCAATCGAAATTGGACAGAGCTGGTCGGGCGAAACGGAAAGCAGGGTTTGAGCTAAACAAGTCGGGTGTCCAAAACAGCCAGACTCCGTGGCTGGACGAATTCAAACTTAAGAGTGGCAGCAAGCAGGCCGCTCTTACTACTAGGGGGTTGGCCACTGACACCGAGCAGCGGTTGCGTTCTAAAATACAAGAAGATCCTTTGAGTTTTTCGATAAGCGAAAAAGACGTATCTGAGGTATTTGAAAATTTGCAAAATGAGCCTGCCAGTTTTCGCAAACTTGTAAACGAGTTTACTGAATTTGTTAATCAAGGAGACAGGCGTCCAACTTTTCAAGATGTGACCAGGGAGCGCTCTAACGGTCGGAGTTTGTATGACGAATTTTTCCTTAGCAATGCATCCGAAGATTCTAAAATATTAGCTCCGGGCCTTGTGACCGCCTTGCAAGCGCTAGATGAATTAGCAAGGGGGAGGGGGTTGTCAGCGGGCAGGTCCGCTCGCGGCGCAGCCGATGTAGGCTTTTTGCTAGCCGACATGAGCGTGGCTTTGTCTGTTTCCGAGCTGCTGGATCAGGGGATCGGGAATGCTTTAGGGGCACAAGGGGCCGGGTCGCTAAAACAACTTTTCGGCAACATCTCAATTGCAAAATTGGCGGGGAGCGAGACCGTTTCTTCTACTTTGGGAAGCAGTTTCTTCAAAGCTTCAGAAGCTAATCCTAAAAATATTTTAGCTTATTTTAATAAATTAGATTTAGATGCTGACGACGTTGCGTCTGGCCTTAACAGAGAACTTGAAAGTTTAGCTTTGGGGCTGGGCAAGGGCGGGGTGGAGGACGCTAAGAAGATAATGCAACTTAATGTTGACCAGCTTTTCTTGGACACTTATGCAGCGTTGCAGGCAGGAGACCTGCGGGCGGTGAAAGCTAGCAATGAAAGAATGCGTGCTGTTGGGCTGGGACAACTGGATAAGCAAGAAGAATTTCTTCAAAAAATCTTGGGGCTTGTCCCAGCGCCTGCTAGCCGAGCCGAGTACGCAAAGAGGCTAGTGGACGCTCCGCTTAGTGCACAAGCTCCTATTAAAGCCAAAAATCTTGAAGCCCGGAAATTGGCAAATGGGCAATCAGCTTTAGAAGTTGAAGTACATCGAATCCTTAAGAACCAATTCTTTAATCCAAAACTTGCAGATTCCACAGTTTGGGACCGAGTAAACATTATCGAAGCCGGGGACGAAGAACTGCTAAAAGCGGCTTACAAGATTAAACCAGAATACGTTGAAGATTCTGTAAACGAAATCCGTTCTTGGTTTGAAGACTTTACCGCCACCTCCCAGAAGCGGATGGACCAGTATCTGGGCGGTGACGTTGACGCTATTGAAACTATAGAAAACCTTGACGTTTTTTTCACAACCGCAAGGTTGCATAACAACGTTTTTTCGCAGGGTTTGGAACAGGCTTCGGGGGTCTCTGCCAAGGCGGCTTTAGGGGGGCTGACCGAATCTGAAGCTGACATACTGGCGCGTCAAGTTATGAACTTGCATTACAAGGGCGGCGGAGTCGATTCGTTTGGACAGATTGACGGATGGGCCGGGCTTATGAAAGACTCGTCTGATTTCGTTAACAGTTTGAAGCGAAGCCAGTTGGTGGATAAGAATCGGGCAACAAGGCTGCTTGCAAGCATGAATAAAGCTTTTAAAGATTTTGCAACGTTTGGCCCTGGGTTTGCTCTTCGCAACGCCACAGGCGCTTATCGAAACAATTTCATACAGGGCGTGAGGACCCAAACCTACGAAGAATGGGCACCAAATTACAGCATAGCTTTGAGGGCTTTGGACGACGAGTTGACAAACTTTCTGCCTTCAGGCGGTTCCCGCATATGGGAAGAAATTGGTGCTAGCGCTCAACGAGAGAAGGCGAAGGCGATAGCTAGTACGAAGATGTTGACTACAGGCGGTGTTGGGGCCGCTGCACGAGGTCTTGATTTGACAGAGCAGGCTTCCAAAAGGGTTAGCGGCTACCTGCAAGACCGGGTGGGGTTGGCTCAAAACCAAATCGAGCAAGCAATCATCCCCATTGTAGAAACCCTCACTACAGGTTTCAGAGGCGGGGTCGCGTCTCCGGGACTAAAGTCACGCGTGGCAACAGAAAATGCCAATTCTGTGACTAGGAAAGAAATTGAAAGTTACATGCGCGGAGCTTTAGCTTGGCAAACTTTAAGCGATGGCGGAACTATCGAAGAAGCGTTGCAAAAGGTAAGTCGCTCCCACTTTGATTATTGGGATTTGACAGAGGCAGGGCAGGTCATAGATGAGTTTCTGCCTTTCTATGTGTTCCGTTCCCGCATGGCTGTTTTGGCTGCAGAGACAGCGATGGGATCTCCCGGAGTTGCGTCAACAATTTACAGGCTTGAAAACGAAGCGAAGGAAAGAGACCCCTGGGGTGCAGGCAAGTTTGACCGGTATACGTTCGGAGTTGGGGGAAAAGGTGGCGCTACGTTGGCGTTTGATTTTGAAGACCCGTTTGTCGCAGGGTTTTCTACTTTAGAATCTTTGGCGTCAGTTGACCCTAGCCCCTCGTCGCTGTTAAACGTGTTTGGGGACGAGGCTTTAGGCACGTTGGCCCCAACCCCCAAGTATCTAGTGGAAAGAAACTTCAACGTAGTTTCTGGGCCTGACGGATTTTACGAAGACAGCTTGCAGCCTTTGCGGGACAGGGACGGGCTTCTCGCTCGGGTTTTGGGAGCCAAATACGCTAGCCCTTTAAGGTCAATGTTGACTGACGCTAGGGTATTGCGAGAAACGGATGGGGAGATTCTGATTTCTGCTAGTTCCGCCAGGTACCTGTCTCAGGCCATCCCGATTTTAGGCAGGCTGGAAAGCTTGTTCACTGGCCAGGCAGTAGTGGAAAGCGATAAGACGAGACGGCGGAGAGACGCTCAGCGCAAAGCAAGCCCTGGGGAAATAGGGGAAGCCAGCAGGAAAGCTTGGAACACTTTTTTTACTTTCACGGGCGCTCCGTTAGAAATTTTTGATGAAAGCTACCAGCTTTCTCAGGTACAAAATACGGTTTGGGATGTCCGGGGCTACGATGACCCGTTTAGTTCATTAAAAACTTTGAGAGAAGGGGACGAAATGGAAGGGCCAAGAAAAGATAGCCTAGATTATTTTTTCAATAACCAATTTACTTTTTTTGATGATCTGGCTTTTGGGGACTGACGGGGATGACGCCTGTGTGGCGGAGGAAGATGCGTCCTTGTATGGTGCGTATCTCAAACTCGCCGTACTCGGCTGCGTGTTCTTTAGCTTTGCGTTTTAACCGGCGCAGGGCTTTGTCTTGACGTGACTTGACGTTCTCCACTGTCATCAGTCCTTCAGGGCAGATTTCTTTCGGTAACGCTATGACGTACTCTGCTTGCGTGTCGTACACACAGATCCAGTTGTCTTCACCGTCAGGGTGGATGACGTGTTTGGCCCGTGCCATGTGGAATAGAGGCTTGTATCTGTCCCAGTGGGTTTCGTCGGGTAGTGCTGTGAACCCTTCGAAGTGGGTGAGCGCTGATTCGAGCTGCTTGTAGAATGCTCGTTGTTCTGCGGTCAGGTACCTAGCCATATGTTTACCCTAAGCTGTGGGGAGACGGCGTCAGGGTCGATGCCGCCTTTGAGGAAGTTGACTCCGTATAGGTAGTCTGGGTTGTCTTCAACGAGCAGTCCGTCTAGGACCAGCCGGTCTACGATGGCTTTGATGGCCCCGTACCAGTTGCCGAGGTCGAGGTGGTGGGCGTTGGAGTGGTAGTCCATCCATGTTTCTACCCTGAATTCGCCTTCGTGGGGGGTGGCTCCGAGGTCGAGGAGTTGGGCTACTGCTTCTTCACCGTAGGTGTCTCGCCATAGTTTGGTGTCTGCTGATCGTTTGTAGCGGCCTTGTGCGCGTTCTTGGTTTAGGCTGCGTGGCTTGTCTGCCACGTCAATAGCCCAAAGTCTGGGCCACACCGCCGCTACTACAGTCATTTCATTTCGTCCATGATGGATGCGACTGTGGACAGCAGGGTCGATCCGTGTTCGCAGTCAAGGATCTTGCCTGCTAACGCTTTGATTAACGCTAGTTCCAGTCCGGCTGCGGGCACTGCTTCTACTGGTTCTGGTTCTTGTTTCAGTGGGGCAAGGTTGATGACTTCGAGGAGGAGGTCAACGTACATGGCCTGCTCGACTGCGGAGTCTACTTGTGTGAGCCGGTGTCGGATGCCGTCCCATTTAGCTTCGTTTAGCCTGCGCATGATCCCCCAGTTGGGGGGTGATTTGAAATCGGGGATGTCTTCGATGTCGAGCAGTTCGGTGGTCACTGGTTATCCTTGGTTGTAGACTCGGTGGACTTTACTGACTGCTTCTTTGTATGGGAAGGAGGCTTTGTCTTCGGTTTGTTCTTCCCATACTTCTTGGACTACTGAGATGGCTTCGTCTCTGTCCATGCCCATGCCTTTGAGGTGGGAGGCAAGGGTGAAGAACACTAGGTCCCGCTCGCCTTTCTTAACGTCAGTTTCGCCCCTGAATACTGACACTATGTGCGAGTTGTTCTCCCCCCTGCCTCCTGTCCTGTCTCCGTTGAAGCTCGATTGTGTGCGCTGTACCGGTTGTGGTTTCCATAGCGCTGCGAGGCGCTGCAGGGATGGGACTGGGGTGCGGTATTCTTCTGCTTGGTCTAGCCAGTCATCGATTTCTAGTGGGGTGGAGCGGTCGGCCCACATTACTTGGCGTACTGTCCCTGCGCCTGCTGCCGGGTAGGGGAGGCGGACACAGTTCCCGTAGCCTCCTGTTTCAAGGAGTTCTTGTTTGGGGTTGAGTTCAATCGCCTCGATCTCCGCTAGCTCGTGGACCCACAACCCTGCGCGTCGGGCGATGGTGCCGCTCATCCAGTCGTCTGCGAACACCCAGACGTGGTATCCCTTGGAACGGGAGGTTTCAACCCATGCTTGGATGCCGTAGTATTCCCATGCCTCGGCGTATCGCCAGGCAAGTTCTTCTGCCTCGCTGGTGTCGAAGTCGCTGCAGATCCATTTGCATCGGTTGCCGCCTTCGAGCGGGTAGATGCCGATGGGGGTGGAGCCGTGGAGGTGGAGGTCGACTAGGCCGAACAGGTCTCCTTCTTCAAGTTTTTCTTGGTGAGGGTGGGGTTGGTCAAGGAACGCTACGTCTTCCCGGCCTTCGAATAGTTCGTAGAACAGGTCTGTTCGTTCGGCCTGGATGGCTTCACTCATCTCGTCGGTCACTAGCCTCATTACCTGTAGCCTCCTGGCCTTACGTCTCTGATCCCTGAAAGTAGCAGGTCTCCTGGCTTGATGGGCCGCACAAGCCCTGACTCTTTGGTGATGGCGTATTGTACTTCGTGGCCTTGCCACTTGCCGTCGAGGTAATTGTAGGTCTGTTTGTTTTTGATCATGCCTACGGTGAGGAGGGGCTGGTGTTCTTCCTGCATCTGGTCTCGTGTGGTCATGCTTGGGTCTGACGGTTGTGGTCGTCGGACTGTGAGGATGGTCACGGCCTGCTGTTCACCGCCGTATGAAAGGGATGAGGCTGAGAGTTGCCCGCCTTTCGATGCCGAACGGTTGGCCTGGTGCAGCATCAGCCACGGTATGCGGGTGTCTCTGGCCAGGTCTTTCGCCACGTTCGCTGCCTTCTGCATCGACCCTCCGAAGTCTTCCCCTCGTGAGCTGGCCAAATACCCCATGTAGTCGTAAGCGGCCATCTTTATTTTCTGTTGCCAAAACTGCTCTGCCTCTTGGATGTAGGTGATCATGTCGTATTTGGATCGCTTCTCATCATCGATCGCTAGGAGGGGGAACCACTCGGTGATGATCCCTCGTTTCCAACTGGCGCTCATGCCAAGGATTTCGGTGAGGGGGGTTTCGGTTACGAGCGAGATGAGTTTGAACATGACTTGCTCGGCGTCTTCGTCTGGCGAGAACAGGATCATTGGCTTGTCCCTGTTCTCATGCAGGAGCCGCAGTAGGAGCTGGGTTTTGCCGTTGTGTTGGAACCCTACGAGCAGGTGGAGTCCGGCCCTGAGGCCACCTCCAAGGGCCGTGTCGATTTCGGGTAGCCCAAACGGTATGGGCGGGGTGAGATCGGGGTCGTTCAGCAGGGAGGCTGATGGGCGGAACAGCCAGCCTGACCTCTCGGCCAAGAGTGCGGCTTCCCGCTCCTCAAGGCCAAGAGAAGGTGTTTCTGTTTCTTGTTGTAACTCGATGCTCATTCTTCTTCCTTGTCAGCGGGCAAGTACTGCCATGCGTGGATGGTTCTTGCCGTGTGGCGGAGTTGGGCTGCAAGAATTTCGCAGTCGTACAAGATGGTTTCCCTGTACTTCTCCCAGATTGCTTCCTGTTCGGGGTGGCGTCTGGTGTTGAAGTCGGTTAAGAAGTCGACAACCAAGTCAGCGATGATGTCTGCTGTCGGTAGTACAGGGTTGGGCGCAAGTTGTAGTGTGTATGTCCTCCCTCCTATCTGCAATGGTTCCACAGTTAAAGTTCCACGCCGAACTGGGCGCAGTATTTGTCGGGGCATGCGTTGAGCCAGAGTGCTTTCGCTTCCTTCTTCTCTTCGGGGGATGCGTTGCGGTCCACCTTCATCTTGAAGTCGGGTGCGTTAGGGTTGGTTTTGCCTGCACGGTTGTCCCAGAACTTGGACGGGTCTGCTACGAGCATGTCCCAGTACTGGAGGTCGTTACCTGAAGGGGTCTTGTTGCGGCGGATGCCTCCTGGGCTGGCGGTGGGGGCACCGGCGAACCCCCCGGTTGACGGGGCAGGCATCTGGGTGGGTGCAGGCATTTGTGCTGGCGCAGCGGTTGACGCTACGACCATCACTTCGTTCTCACCGAATACCTCTTGCACCATCCGCTCGTTCTCGGAAAGCTCGAATGGCAGGTTCTGCTGTGAGAGGACGGCTGCTTTCACGAGCATCATCTCGTTCTCGTAGACGCTCATGGCTTCTTCGAGCGTGCAGTTGGCTGGCAGGTCTGCTTCCATGGTGGCCGACACGGTGGCAGGTTCAAACTGGCGGGCCTGCACTGTGCGTGAGTAGCTGATGATCAGCTTGCGCTTGACGGGTTCAACAAACTGGGTCTGCTGCTGTGGTGCGTATTGTTCTTGGGTGTCGTAACTCATATTTTTGCTTTCTGTTTGGTGTTCGCCTGGCCGGAGTGGCCCGGTGTCTACTTTTTGGTTGAAGAAATCGTCTGCGTCGCTCATCCCATTAGTCCTAGCCAGTCGCATTCGGGGTCATGCCAGTCCCAGTTGTCTTCGCTCAAGACTGTCGGGGAGATCATGCCGCACCACAAGCATCGCGAGTGGGTGGCTTTGATGCGTGGGTCTTCGGGCAGCAGCCCTTGGACTAAAGACTCTAGACGGTCCAGCCTTTTTTGCATCGATTTGGTGGTGTCAGTTGTGTCACTGCTGGTTGGGCTAATCATTGGCGTGCCTTTCTCTATGTTCGCTGATGCGTTGGCGTTGGGTTGTCCCGCCCCAGACTCCTTGGTACATGTCTAGGTTGGAGTCGGCTTCCCGCCTGCACTCGGCTTTAACTTTGCATGTGTTGCAGACTGCAACGGCGAAGGTGGGTTTTTTGTGCGGCGGGTCTGGGAAGAACACTTCGATGTCCATGCCCAGGCATGCGGCTTTCTCCCGCCATAACGGTTTAGCTGCCACAAGTTTTTCGTATAGGCCCCTGATGTCACTCATCGGGGTGGTGCTCCGTTGGTGCAGCCACTAGCCCTGCGTCGACCTTGCGTTTCAGTTCGACAAGCACGGAGGGTTCGTCTGGCCAGAAAGAGTCTTCGTGACTGCCCCGGCATTTGCCGAGAGCGAACTCGCTGCACCAGCGTGGGCTGCAGTGCCAGTCATCTGGGCCTAGGGGCCACGTACTGGCCGTGCCAAGCTTGAGGATGGTGTTGCCCCATGATTGTACTTCGGCGAGCATCATGGCCCATTTCTGTTGGCCTAGGGTCATGCCCCAAGTGTTGACACCGGCCTTGCCTCGGGGCACGTAACCGAAGTTGAAGCCGACAGCCGCTAAGCCCAGCTCTAGGTGCTTGGCGTACGTGTAGATGGGTGCTTGGATGTCGTAGCGGGATTTCTTCCAGCCGTCTCTGGAATCAAAGCGTCCTGTCTTCCAGTCCCAGATGGTTCCGTTGCCGTCGTAGAAGTCGATGCTTCCTCGCAGTCTTATCTGGTCGCCGTCTATCGAAGAGACTGGGATGTCGAATCGTTTCTCGATCTCCCAGCCTGCAGTGTTGGTCTGGTCGAGGCTTGGAATCATTTCGTTGTACCAGCGCTGGCAGCAATCTTCAAGTTCTCTGACGGCGGTGTAGAGATCTTCGACCATGTGGGGGTGGAGCCACATGGATGGCCAGGCTTCTTCAAGCAGGGTGACTTCTTGTGCGAGCTGGTCGAGGAGGGGCTGGCCTGAGGGCCATTCACCGTGGTCTTGCCTGTGGTGGAGGCACCATTCGATGAACGAGTGGGTGCGTGTGCCGATGGCGGCTACGTCAGAGTCAGGGTCAAAGTATTCGCCGGTGAGCTTTAGCCGGGCCTGTTCGGGGCACATGCGTAGTGTGCCGATGTCTGACTGGTGGAGGTACAGAGTTCTGTGCCCGTGGTCGTCGGTGAGGAGTTTCATAGGGTCTTTCGGTGTGGGTTTGCGGGCACCATAGGAAAACCTATGACAATGTCATTGACGAGCAGCCGTCAGAGCCGTCAGGCGATAGGCGGTGCATTGCCAGTGGCATATGGTGGGAGCAACACCATGACATGGGAGTGTTGTTGTTGTCAAGTTATTCTTTTTGACTGTGCAAGCATTGCTTCCTGTGCTAGGGTTGGCTTTGTTGTTATCGATCTCAAAGGATCCCGCTCGATGAAACGTTTCATGCCTCCGTTGCTGGCTGTCACTGCTGCTATCGCCTTGCTCGGCTCTGCCGCTGACGCCCAAGGCCCTGTCACTCCTCTGAGTGAAGAGCCTGAGTCTCTTCATGTGCAAGGGAACCAGGCCATCACTGATCACGTCTCGATCCCTGCCACTTGCACTCTGCTCGTTGACCGGGTCGGCGGGAAATCCTGCCTGGAGGTGGTGACTGACTGGATCTGTCCTGCTGGCCCGCTCGGTTTGAATCCTTTGAGTGAGGATGCGAAGCA